TTTTATAGGTGCTAATCTACACTATATTAATCCAAAATCCAGATATTCAGTTATAGATAACTTAATTAACAACGATTATCTTAAGGTTCCTCCTAACTGCGTCCATAAATATTTGAGTAATAATGTGAGTGGATATTTTCTTGACCTAGGTAAAGATGAATGGGATACGGCAATTTTCTTGCCTATCGAAAATTTTATCGTTACAAAGTCTAAAAAAAGTTATTCTAAACGAAAGGTTTGGGAGGACACCACAAAAGCAAAAACTCAGAAAGGAGCATTTAAAATTCCTAGAGATATTGAGTTTTATAGTGGAGCACAAAATTCTAACGCGGTATAATTAAATGAGCGGAGCAATCTCAATAGATCCAGATTTTGAATATACAACTCAAAGATATCCCTCTGATTTAATAATTAATGATCAGACAGATTATATTAGATTTCAATTTTTTGAATATAAACCTCCTTTTCATACAGCAGATACAGATAATGCATCAGACATCTTGAAGGAAGATGTAAAAAGGAGAGGATATTATGGAATGGCCAATGAAGGAAATATAGGGAAAAAACTTGATGACGATATTTTGATGTACATGCCTCAAGATGTTAGTACATCTATGAGTACATCATGGGGTGGTAAAGAAATTACTAACACTGCTGCTTTAGCATTGAGAGGATATGCAAATTTAACAACAGGTGGTGATATAGCAGGTGCTATTAAAGCTGTTGGTTCTGGTGTCCCTGGTTTTGCGAAAGGACTACCTAGTAGTGTTGCTGCAGGATTAGTCAATATGGGTTTAAATGCTACTGGTGTTCAAACTAACCTCGGGATAAATGATATTTTAGGAGGAACTGCTGGAGTCATTACAAACCCAAATACAGAAATGTTATTTGGTGGTCCCTCTATACGTAATATTGGTTTTAAATTTAAAATGGCGGCAAGATCTGAAAGAGAAGCAAGAAATATGCTTACAATTTGTCGTCGTTTTCAATACCATGCATCTGCTAAATTTAGTGCAACAAGTCCGATTATTGGTGGTGTTATAAAAGGTTTATCTAATCTTGGAAATTCAAACAAACCCAAAAAGGAGAAAACTAAGATAACAGAAGATCAAATTATGGATTATGCCGAAAGTAATAATTTTATTGGTGTTCCTGATTTATGTTTGTTTAAGTATATGACTGGTAATAATGTAAATACATATCTTAACCAGTACAAGGCATGCGCTCTAACAAATGTCGATGTTAATTTTACTCCAGATGGGTCCTATTCAACTTTAGTTGGTGGTTATCCATCAGCGGTAGAATTAACTGTAGGTCTCGTTGAGACTAAAATTATTTACCAAGGAGAGATTGATACTAATTATAAAGGTGAATCAAACTAATGTATTTTTCTATTTTACCAAACATAAAATATGATGTTAAACCTCAAAGTTTTCCATTTTCATCTTCTGATTACGTTGAAGTAAACAACTTTTTTAGAAGGTATTTAATTAATGAGGATATTTTTGATTTTACAGTATATTTGAACAAATATGCAGTAAATCAAGGTATAAGAATTGAGACTATTGCAGAAGAAGTCTATGGTAGACCTTCTCTCGATTGGGTAATTGCATTAACTAACAATATCACTAATATCTACGAAGATTGGCCAATGGACGATAATGTCCTACAAGAATGGGCAGAGAGTAAGTATGGATCTACTGTATACAGTGACTTAGCGTATTATGAGATATCTGCAGATGTAAAAAATTCTGCTGGATTGGCGGTTTTAAAAAAAGGTCAAAAAGTCGATTCTAAGTTTTATAATGAATCTTTTTCATATCATAATGGAGATGCAGCAAATACGGTCATTACCGTAGACGGATCTTCTGTTGCATCTCCAGTTACTTTGTGGGAAGAGGTATCAAGACAAAACGAAGAGAAAAGAAAAATATGGGTAATTAAACCAGCTTTTGTAGATCCTCTAATTCAGTCATTAAAAAAGCAGAGCAAATATGGAAAATGCTCTGCTTATCTTAATAAGAAATTAAAGACGACTTTAAAGTAACGCGACTTTTTTGGTCAAAAATTGTCGGGAAAATTTTTCCCACTTTTATGGAATTGAAAAGTCAATTTTGACACAAGTTATTTTGTTTCTTCAATTGCTTCCTTAATTATTCTCTTCAGTTGTTTACCCTTCTTACCTAGACCAACAGTGGAGTCAATTTTTACTTTGACCCAGTATAGTCCTATAACAATCAAGGTAAATGGAATTGCATCTTCCCATGCTATTGAATTATAAGCATCGGCAAGACCACCAAAGATAGCAAATATCATTTAATCTTCCTCGGCAAGGCGAGCGAAGTATGATAGTGCATCATCATCAGACTCACTACTAGCAGCAGGTTCTGAGGGAGCAGACATACGCTCACGGAATGAAGACTTTGCAACTGGTTGAGGTTCATACTCTTCAGTATCAACACCTATGTTAGGACGTTGAGGAGTAGAAGAGATACCTAAAACCAAGTTAAGTCTTGCTTCAAGTGCTTCATAAGTTTTGAACTCAGAAGGAGCAGTGAATGCTTCAAGACTATGCTCACTCTTATAGATGTTCTCTAGAACTTCATCATCACCAGATAGTGCTGCACTTTCTGCAAACTCACTAGAATCATAGTTCCAGAAACCTGCAACGGTTTTGATTTTTAGTTTAAAATCAGCACCTTCCCAGAAATCAAAGGGATTAACAGGAGTTTCGTCTTCAAACTCAGGTTTCATCACCGCCATGATTTTATCAAAGATTTTCTTACCATAACGGTAGAGAAAGACCTTACCTTCATTATGAGGATTCTTGGGATCACGTACAACATATATGTTGCTGTAGTAAGAAAGTTTACGCTTTTGTTTACGTGCAACTTCCTTATCACTCTCTGTTCCTGAGTTCCACAGTTTGTTATTGTAGACACTTACAGGATCTTGCTCTCCTTTGGTGGTGAGAGAGTTCTCGATGAACCAACCACCAGGTCCTTGGAATGCATGAGAGTAGAGTTTTGCCCATGGAAGTGATTCTCCCTCTGGTTGAGGAAGGAATCGGATAACGGCATAACCGTTACCAGAAGCGTCAAGTTCGGGCTTCCAAAACCTATCGTCGGCACTAGAATTAGTACTGGACTTTTCAAGTTCCTTCTGAAGAAACTCAAAACTTGTATTGGACTTACGCTTAAGATCTGAAAAAGACATAGGATTATTCGGATTAATTTGGATACTGTTTTATGATGCCCTATCACTCAAACATTATAAAGGGCGAAGGGTCGGGCGTCAAGCCCCCTCGCCGCTAAAATTCTTCATCATGGTGTTGACTTTAGTTCTAAGATCCATGAACATATCTTTGACCGTTAGATTAGGATCTCCACCAAGCATAACAACTGCATTACGCATGTTCTCTACCACAGTTTTTGCTTCCTCGTCTTCACTAAGTGACATCCTAGCATACATGATTTCTTGCTTTTCTAGGAGAGACATCAGGATTTCAAGATATTCTTTCCTGCGATCATTATCAAGCACAGGGAAACTCATTGCATAACGGAAGCATTGTTGCTGCAATTCCATCATTTCTTGTAGGTCACCACGGACCATTTCTGATTTAAAAAAGTCGCTCATACCAACATTAACTTTGCTCTTGAAGTACGCTTGATGAAATTTAATTTTTGTGCATCAAACTTTAGTTTTTCTTTCAATGGTTTTGAGATTAGTTTGGGAACTGTCTCCAATTCTATCTCATTTACCTCACAGTAGTGAATTATAGCGTCAATATAGTTCATGTCTTTATTGTTTAGAACTATGCGCTCCACTTCCTGCGAAAATCTCGCAGTTGTCATAAATTTATCTTCTAATAGTTTGCTTCTTTCCATGGGCAACTTTATACTCGTCGATGTATTGTAGGAGTGAATCCAAATATATTTTTTTAACGGGACGAACTACCACCTGTGTGTCTCCGTCTTCACAGGCGACAATAGTTACAAGTTGCTCAACACGGATATTATATTGCTCAAGTAGCATACATGCGTACGCACATTCTTGAACAAAATAATCGTATAATCTCTCGTCCGTCTTTTGTTTTGCTGATGTCTTAAAATCTATGATGGATAGAACTCCATCGAACTCAGCGATACAATCAACACGCCCTGCTAGTTCAAGTTTATCTGAATAGAGCGCTACCTCTTGAACGTATATATTATTTATACGATCCAATGTAGGGCGAGAATGCTGAAACATCAATACGGGGAGCGGAGAAGACTTAAATTTTTTTAGATCTAAGTCATTATTAAAGTAGTCCTCAACAATGGAGTGATACTTTGTTCCTCTACCTGTTGCTTGTGCGGAAACACGGTTCGCTTCTGCTTCACCGACACGTCTCCTCCACTGCATGATAGATTTCATTTTCTTTTTATTGTTTCCAATCACAGTGGTGACCGAAGGATATTTCTTACCAGACGGAGTAAGATAAACCCTTTTACCTGTTTCCTTATCAGTAATAGATTCTAGTTCAATTGGTTCTAGGTCACCAACGTGTTTGAATAATATCATAAACCAAGATTGATTTTGTTAATGATGTAAGATTTAACAAGTCCAGATCGAACGATATCATCAATACCAAACTCAATCAAAGAAAATTCATCCATCTCTTGTAAAATGCGTTGGAAGTCAAGAATACCATCCTTCTCTGCAGTCTTTTGTAGATCAGTTTGTGCAACGTCACCTGCAAATATAACTTTAGAGTCTTGACCTATACGAGTGATGAGACTATCAAGTTCGTGGAAGTTTAGGTTCTGACATTCATCAACAATAACAATAGCATTGTCGAGAGTAGTTCCACGAAGGAAAGATGTACTCCAGAACGAAATAGTTTCTTGTGCTTTTAGATTAGCATAAAGCATTTCAAACGATGGGTCATCAGGCATCTCAAACATATGCTTGACCATATTTTTATATGGTATCTGATACAAAGATGACTTGTCCTCATGATCTCCAGGAAGGAAACCAATCTCACGAGTAGCAACTAATGAGCGAACAATGTATACTTTATCATAAAGTGAGTCTTCAGACAAGACATCACGAAGAGCAAGATACAATGCAATAAATGTTTTACCTGTACCTGCACTTCCATAAACAAATAAGTTCTTTTGTGCTTCCCATTCTTTAAACATTAGTTCTTGATTCTCTGTAAGAGGACTAATCTCTAAAAGATACTTCTCATTGATGGGACGTTTCCTTCTTAATAGTTTTTTACTCATACCTGGTGGAACTGGGATAGTATATTTACTTTTTGATCTAGGCATAATTAAAGTGTTTTTACTGTAGAACCTGGGACTTGTTGAACTTTTTTAAGAACATCATTCCATCCTGGTTTTGTTTTTCTCAACTTGTCTTTCCAATCTCCCACTTCACCAACAGCAGCGACACCTTGAGACCAGTCTCTATCCCAATCGGGATTGTCTTTTCTCCATTGTTCATATTCTTTCATGGTCATGGAGAGTTCTTTCTTCTCTTCAGTTTTTAGATTTTTTACTGGGTATGTGGGCATGTTATTGAGGGGATTGTTTATTTTCTAATGACTTCCATTGATTAGGAAGCATCTGAGGTTCATAAAAATGAGCTTTTGTTTCAGCATTAGATTTGGTACTTATATATGGTGGAGTTGATACAGTAACATTAAAACTGAAACTAATTCTATCATCTGGTGTTTGATTTATATAAGTACCATGTTCTAAAAATGCTGGCCACATTAATAGTAGTCCTTCTTTAAGAGGCATTCTTTTTTCACCCCATTTCATACTATTTAAAAACATAATAATATTATTATTAGCACAAGTCATAGGGTTTTTAAGAACTAACTCACCATCGCTACCGTTAGTCTGTAGATAGTATACACCAGAAATGTCAGAATTACCATGGGCATGTATGGGTGCGTGTTGACCTTTGGTTGTTTTTGTAAACCAAGATTCAGTAATTGCAAATGGAATTGGACTTCCCATCCCAAGTTGTCGTTGATAATCTAAAATATTGTCCTCCAAAAATTTGGCGAACTTTGGTGTTTCTTTTACAATATTAGTTGAAAACATATTGCCCTCATCATCACAAGAAACTTGATGAGAACTGGTGTGATTATATGTATGAGTATTTTTCACCATTTTATCTGGTTTATATACTGAATATAATTCTTGATTTATCTCTCCTTGCTTTGATCCCAGTAATTGCTTTGCATACACTGGAGTAGGAAATATATTATGTACAGGCATCAGGTTTTTGAGTCATTTTTTTGCGGGAAAATTTTTTCCACATTTATGGAATTGAGTTTTCGATTTTGGATTACCATCCAAGTGCCTCAGAAACAATCGGGAACTGTTCAGAGAACACACGCTTTGCATCGTTAGCAATGTCCATGTGTTCTTTCTGCGTACCATTAGCGGAACGCAACTCGATGTAATGTATCCATGACCGAACAGATCCAGTCATGTAGATTCTAGTTGGTGTTGCTAAAGGTAGAACCATTCTAGCACATTCTTTCGCAATTCCCAACCTTAACATTTGCTGATACAAATCCATACCCTCAGCAAAGTAACGTTTGATAGCAATTTCAAGTTCTTGTTTAATAAACTCATCAACATCATCAATACTATTCTGTCTGTTCTTATCATCTTGACGACGTAAATCAAACATAGGAATCTCGCTTGCTAACATAGAACTATCAGCATAGCGTTGTGAAAATTCTTGATAAGTAAAAGATCTGTGCCTTAAAATCTGGGCAGCAATTGCTCTAGTGGTTTCAATTTCAAGAGTCATATGTGCCTGCTCGAACACAGACCAATGGTTGTGCTTGATACAATATGATAACAGACCTGCAACCTTAGGATTCTCTTGGTTGTTCGGATTGCTCACTCTCGCTACGTAACCCATCGTCTTTTCCGCTTCTGGTGTTACTGTTATTAGTTTCACTGAGTTCATTATTAAATCCTTTGTTTCTCTTGAGTTTTTTTAGTTTAAGTTCGTACTTTGCATTGTTCAGTTGTTTTTTCATGTAGTGTATTTCTAAATCGGAATACAACTGGTCTTGTTTAAGTGCTGATTTAATTAATTTGATTTGGTCTTTGAGTCTCATTACATCTCTTCTTGATCGGCATACGTGATACGTTTTCCATTGTCCTCAATATAAGAAGTAGGATCAGAATAAACTTCTGCTTCTAATTCTTCAACAACCATCTTCAATTGTTTGATCATTAGTTTTAGGTGGTTCTTATCCATAACAATATATCTACTCATTATATATTAGCATTAAAAAAGAGGGTTTTCAAGCCCTCTTTATTTTATCTACATAAGTATCTCCCTGCATATTCTTTTACATGAAGAAGAAGATCTCATCTCATCGCAGTCAATAATACATTCAAAGTAATCGTCGAGTTTATCGTTTTCATCAGACAATTCATTTAAAGTATCATCGAAGTGCCGCCACCCATTTAACTGTGCGTATGATAATAGGTTGTGCATTTTCTCACCTCCAACTCTTTACTCATCATATAGAAAGGGGTAGGATTCATTTTAACACCTCGCTAAACTCTAGTAAATATGTATACAAAAAAAGGAGACCGATTGGTCTCCTGTATTAAACTGTTATTTCTCTGTTTGCCTAGGATTAAACAGATTCCAGTGTGTCATATTGAATGGTTGTAGATAAACCCATTTTGCATAATGGATACCCCTGTAGCAGAGCATTGCGAACACTCGTTCGGGGTCATGTTTTTCAGGATCATACTCTGGTAGATCTGTCCCGCCCCAGCTAAAATGGATTTTTAGCATCGGTCTATCCTCTATTTAATTGAAGAAGCATTACCTCTCCATAGATTAAAGATAGAACAACAACCATAGCAAGAGAAATTTCTGCGATTACTTGCATACTTCCTCCTTATTGTTAACTGGAACACCACGATATACGAGTGTCTTTTTGTTGTTATTCATAGAAGTCTTTGGACGATCTGTATCGTACTTAACTCCTCTATATGTGACTTGTGCCATTTGGTTTCTCCTAAAGTAATTGGACTATTAATCCGTTCCTTCAGTCGGCTTTTGCGTCTCCCGTAGGAGATGAACGTCCCGTTCCGAGTCGGCTTACTTGCGTCCTAACTGCCATGTCTCACAACTATCAGCATCAGGCACCTTAGTTTTGAAAAAATCTACTAGAAATTCTTTCGCATCCTGAGTGTGATTCTCATCGCTGAGGATCTCAACTCTTGCTTGGTTCCATTCACTACACGACATTTCCCAGTGAGAAGCATCGTGTTCAGCAAACATTAATACTAATAGTGCAAGACCGTGCATGTTGGATGAACGTATATGGTTATTATACCATATCTATTATATTATATAGTGTTTTGAAAACGTAACACTTGATACATTAATTAATACTTAAGATTTTCATAATCTTTTGAGTAATAGTCTTTGATGTGGTCCTCAACTATAGGATCAATCTCTGCTTTGTTTGGTAAGGACTCTGATTCTGATGGTATATGAAAAACATTAGAGTCATAATTAACTCTCGTCAATTGAAGATCAAATTTATCATTCATCCAATCAATAAACTTTACACCGAAACCATCTTCAAACTTATAGATATGTACCTTTGGTGATATAAAATCTGATTGTCTTCTAAAATGATTCTGATGATATTGTCTGTGAACACGAGAGTGTTCTAGAAAATTAAACAACCAGTCTTTATCTTTTAACTTATCATATATTTCTATAGGATAATCTCGAACTTTAATTATTACCTGTAGTGCTGACTTAAATTTTTCAAATGGATGTCTTACTATTGTAAAATGATCAGAGTCTTTAACGTCTGGAAGATTGTTATACAATGGGTAATGTAAGTGAGGAACTTCTATCCCTTCGTAGAACTCATTGTAATTCATATAATTTACTTGAAATTTATTTCCAAGAAAAATATTTGTAATATATCTTCCCGCAGTTCTCGGAATATGAATGTGGAAAATATTTTTGTGTTGACTCTGATAAAACACATCAAATCCTATGATGTCTTTGTGTTATGCACTTCACGTTACCAGATATTGTAATACCTGTGTTGCCTGCTAAAACTTGGTGTGCTACCCAAGATGGAAACAAAATCATTTGTCCACGTTTTAGTTTAGGCATGTAAGTAGTAGGCATATCTTTTGAACCATGCATAGGAGTTTGATTTTGAATATCAGCTATGTATGGATTAAAAAATTGAGTCTTAGTTTCTTCAACACTATGGTTAATTATAAAACTCCACATAGTATTTGAATGAGTATGATATCCTTGAAAATCAGTAATTAAATAGTAGTTCTTCCATACATCTACAATATCAATATAATCTACAGGATCTTGTAACTGTTTCAAACAAGAGATAACCTTTTCTCGTAGATATTTTATTGTTTCTTTTGGAATTTTTAGGTTACGTCCGTAGGTACTATTAACTCCACTCTCCCATGTTGGTCCATAACCTTCATCAGGAATGTTAATATACTTTAAATCAACCTCAAGATGAAAAGTTGGTACGGCAAAGATGTCTACTCTATTGCTCATAAGTTTTAAAAAATTCTTTCATCGTTGTTTGATATCCAGACTCTTGACTAGGAGGTTCTTTGATCCCCTTCATCTTCTTGTAGTCGTTGTGCATCGCTTGGAGCAACCATGCCTGTGCTAGTTGAGTCGGACCCTCTTTCAACAATTGGATTTGAAATTTCGATAGACCAGCCTTCATCTCCAAATACTCCTGTCTCCACAATGTGTGGGGTGCTTTGTCTTCCTTCTTGCTCATCCCATTCCTCCAATAGTTGTTTAGCTTGAGAGTCAACGTCTCTCATTGTGTTTTCTATTTTAACATCAATCCATTTTTGTTTCAACCATTCTATTAAACCTATTCCAAGGTGTTGAAGGTATGGATTCTTGAAGTTTTTATACA